GTTGTCTTCAAATGAATCATGTCAGCTCTTAGCTGGTTCACAGCTGTGGTATTCATTACCCAAGCTCCATTTTGCTTGAGGCGTGTACTTTCATAGAATGCACACGCTTTCATCGTACCATCAGCAACTGTTCCAAGTTCCGGCTTAAGAGCAGTTTGAAATTGAGTCTCTTCTCTAGATCCTGGTCCCCACCAAGAGTATACAACATGATCAACTCCAGCTTTCAACATACAGTTAAATTGTGCACGCACAACTGATCTGTTTGTATCATCATATTCTCCAGCAGCAATGCCAGGAACGGCTGGAAACTGCTTGTTAGCTGAACCATCAGGTCCATCTAACAATTTATCACGCAAATATCCTTGGTTATTGTGAAAGTTATTAGTATGCCATCCATAGTAAAACATTCCACATTTTGTTCCTGTAAGCGAAGAAACAGGCTGTGGGTAAACCACAATGCCTGGATCGACTGGTGGATCCGTATTAGTAACATCTGCAACCAGGCTCATTTGTGAAATAATCTTTTCTGTAGGAATAGCAAATTCAATGTCTTCACAGCAATTCATGGCAACAAGAATTTCAATCTCATCTTCACTAGCTTCATCTGGAACTGTCAGTCCACTAGCAACACTCACCACCAATACACCATTATGTATATTCAAATTGGTTGATGTAACATCTGGTACACTTGGTGTAATAGCATTGTCAGTAACTTTTAAATAATTCCTGTCAGCACCCCAACCAATCTCACACTTGTGATCATGGTATTCACTCAAATCTACGATTTCAGACTGAACAACATTATAATCACCACCAGGATCAGTATTGTAAGGTTCATAACGAATACGCAACTTCCCACGATGGAAATTGCTACAGTTCACGATAAACCTATACTGCAACGTGCCTCTCCAATGTTCAAACAATGATGCAATGTAAGCAGCAGGTGGTAGATCCATTACGGTGTCTGTTGGAAACGTAGAACGAATATAAGGTGTTATCGGAATACGAAAAAGTTCAGTATCTGGTGATTGTCCAACGTTCCAAGTGAATCTTGTAACAAGACTCTCTTTTGAGCACAAATAAGGAATAGACATTTCATCTTTCCCGTCTAATCCTACTGTGCGTGGGTCAATAGTGTTCTCGGCTTTTATATCCAAAGTCAATGGACGAGCCATATCCTTGTCATTTGTTGTTGCAAGGGTGCCGAGATGCCTGGCACGATAGTCGGCTAGATCATATGTTCCTCTAGGCTTTGAAAATCCAAAGAGGTCTGATAATCTGCCTACCATTCGTGCAACTTCTTCTGTGGCTCTAGCGTACGGTCCAATAATAGGCGCATGAGAAAGCATTTCTGCGGTATCTCCTACTGCAGTTGCTACCTTACTCACGACCTTCTTTTCATTCTCGCTGGATTGACCAACGAATGTGTTAGAAACACTCGAAGTAGGTTGCATGAGTTTAGGTTCTTCCATCCATGCAAAAACTGAAACTGTACATTGTGCTGTTTCTCCGGCGGCATGCTTCAAAGTAGAAGCTGGAGTCAGCGTAATTTCTCCCAAACTATCCCACTCATGAGTTGGAATATTTACAGCATTATAAGGCCAAAAGAATGGCAATACAAGTTCTCCTCCTGATGAAGTGGTTGGATTGAGATAGATATGCTGTCGTTGCGATAAACGACATAATCTGCTTGTAGTGTTGGGTGGGGCAAAATCATCATAAGCTCTCAAAGGATGGTAAGCAACCAAACCTTTTCCATATAAAAATGGTGAACCATTAATAACAAATTTAACACACAACTTGCCTTTAAGCAATTTGTAATTCGCAATCTTTCGCATAACTGTGGGATGAGATAGAAAAGCATCCCACGGGTTAATCTCCTCAACGGAAAAACCCGTACCAGTCCAAGTCGCATCTGCGATCTTGACTGGCCTCTCAAGGAAGTCTCCCAATTGCATTCCTGCGTG